AGCTGCGGAGAATCGGAGGTAAGATGGAGTCCTTTAGACGGCCTGGAGGTCGTAGGGTGTTACTCCCCGCAGAAGTCGAACTATGTGAAACAGTAGGAATTACAGAAGATGAATATTTTCATTTTGTAGAATTAACACAGGCATATAACGGAAAAAGACCAGAAGAATATGATGAATTACCTTATGTCGTAAATTTTCAGGCACTAGGTATTCTAACTGCTAAAGGTGCATTAACTACTTTTGGTCAATTTTTATTAGGAGTTATTCTTAACGTTGTATCTGTTTTATTAGCACCAAAACCTAGAGCACCTAAAACTCCTCCTAGTCTTACAACTGCTGGTCAAACTGGTCCTAAAAGATTTGCTCCACAAACAGGTTTTAATTCAATACAGGAATTAGCTAACTTTGGTGAAATCGTTCCATTAATATTTACAAAACAAGAAATAACTAAAAGTAAAAATTATATTCAAGTTAATGGAGGAGTTCGTGTAAATACAAGACTTTTATGGTCACAAATGATAAGTCTTGGCAGTAGCCAACAATTAAAAGGGCTATTTATGCTTGGTTTAGGAACTTTAGCTGCTAAACCTGATTTTGCAGGTTATGCCATAGGTGATCTGTTATTAGAAAATTATATTAATAAAAAAATAGCTCTTTATATGAGGCCAGATGGCGGTAGACCTAAAGAAACTCATAAATATGATGAAGGCACTTTAGGAAGGCAAAAAGATAGAAATGGCAGCGTTATGCACGATGTTATGTCTGTTGATTGGGATATGGGTGAAGGTAAAAATGGTGATCCTGGTAAATCAAAATCCATTGTTAGTAGTGCTAGAACTCCTAATACGCAAGTGCAATTTGGTGCGTTTTCTCCTATGCCAAATGCAGTGAGATATAGAGTTCCTTATGAATTAGTCTTAAGACAAAAAGAGTTATCAGAGGAAAACAATAAAGATATAGATACTAAAAGACGTAAACTTAGAACAAATTTTCCACGATATGCAAGTATTTTTAGATACCACAATTCAACAGCAGCTAAAAATTCTTTACCAGTAATAGAAAATAGACTTATTCAATATAACATTACTGCTATAGATGTAGAAAAAGAATTTAAAGCTGAAAAAGACAAAGATGGCAAAGATAAGTCTACGTTTGATCCTTGGGGTGTTGATGATGTTAAATCTGCTGTTGATACTTCAAGAGAAGAGGCTGATGATGCAATACAGATAGGAGAATCTTATTTGATTGGATCTGCAATCGCTATATGCGAGCGTAAAAGTAGAGCAATATGGAGTTCAGGTAAGAGTCAAGTTTGTACATTTAGAGTTGATACACCTGGCGTTATAGACTTACAAGGAGATGCAAAAAGACCTTTTGCTTGTTTTGATAAATTAGCTATACAAAAATGTTCTATAGGAACTATTAGTAATAGTAAAGCTTGTCATGTTACAGAAATAGGTCTTAAATCTAAAGTTTTTAAACAAGTAACAGGTTTTCCAAATGTAAATAGTCACCCAGGAGCAGTTGGAACTAATGATGTAAATGAAGATACAACAGAGGGTGTTCAAAAAAGATACCAAGACGATAGAGGCAGTATCTCTCTTGGTGGAATGAGTAAATATCTTATGAGATATAGTTTTTTTAGATTACAGGCTAGAGTTGCTGGTGTTGGTGATATAGATTGGAATTATATTGATAAGGGTGAGCCTTTTGCTATAAAAGGTAATTCACCTCAACCTCAATACAATTTTATAAGAATAAATCATAATAACAGTAAAGATAAAGAATTTGAATTTAGATTTATACCGTTTCCAGGTAATTTAATAAAAAGAAATTTTGTCGATAAAAATAAAACAGTAAGAATATTAAATGCTTCTGGAGATCTTGAAAGTTATAGAACTACAAAAGGTGATCAAATATATGAAGTATTTTATAAAGGTTCTGACGATCAATTAAGAAGTGGTGATGTATCAAATACAGAGTGGTATTTAGGTGCTTTGCCTACAGAAAAGAAAAAAGGAAAAGTAAATGATTTTTCAAAAAAATCAACGGGTGTAATTCCTAGAGAAACAAGATGGGTTCCTATTGAGGTAAGAGATAGTGATATGGATGCTGCTTTTCATGGTGAAGGTCGAGTACATAGAAAAACAGTTGGTTCTTTAGGTACTAATTGGCAATGGGGTGACAAAGTTGAAGCAGATCATTGGAAAGAATATAAATCATATACAGATACAGATAAAGTGCTTCTTCAACCAGATTCACCAAGAGGCACAGTTTGCATAATTCGTAATGGTTTTAAATATTGTAATGGTGATTTTATATCAACAAGAACAAGCAAACCAAATCAGAAGAAGGGTCATTATTTTGGAATGATAAAATACCAGTTTAAAGAGGCTAATGTAAAACCCGAAGTTTACAAGAACTATGCCGTAAATGGAGGATCGGGGTCAGGTTTAACTATAACTTTAAGAGTATATAGAGATCCCGATACTAATAAATTTAAAGCTGCTAAATGGACTATTAAGAGTAGAGGCAAAAATTATAAAGATACTGATAAAGTAAGTATTCCAAAAACAGGCAATGCAGCTTCAGATTTTCCTGGTTTAGAAAATATTGATATTGTTACTGACTTTAGTGATTTTGTAACACAACCCTGGCCAGCAGGTAAAAATTTAAACCCTTTTGATGCTATTGCTGACTATTATCAATATGATGCGGAAAGAAGTAGTCACCAAGACGGTCCAGAACATGAAATTGTATATGTCAATGAGCAAAGTAGTTTAGGAGAAGAAAGTCCTGTACCTTATAAATTCGATCAACCTAAAGTTGGAATTGCTAATGTAGCTCTAAGATTAAGCAGTTCAAGAGAGTGGAATAGTTTTTCTCAACTGTCTGTATATATTAAAAAAGGTTTAGAAGTAGAAAGATTAATAAATGACAAAGGAAATACAGTTACAGATAATAATAAAGGTCAACATGGAGTAAGTACAAAAGGTTTAGGCCCTACAAATAACTTTGCAGAAATAGTTTATGCTCTTTTAACTGACAAAAAATTTGGCCTTGCTGATTCAATCGGACTTCCTTCTGTTGAAAAAGAAAGAATGATAACTGCTGCTAAATTTTGTGAAGCAAATGGATTTTATTGGGATGGTGTAATTACTGATAAACAAAATATACGAGAGTTTATTTATCAAAATGCAGTATTTAATTTATTAGACTTTACGATTCTTGGTGGTAAGTTTTCATTATTTCCCTCTGTTCCTTTCAATCCTAATAGTTTTAAAATACAGAAAAAACAAAAACCAACAGTTAAAGCTTTATTTACTGATGGTAATACAAGAAATTTAAAGGTAAGTTTCTTATCGCCTGAAGAACGTCAGAATTTTATTGGAACGGTATATTTTAGACAAGAAGTAGAAAACGGTTTTCCTGAAACAGAATCAATAAGTTTACACGTTGCAGATGAAGAAAATCCTGCAAAACTCCCAATAGAAATATTTGATATGTCTGATTTTTGCACAAATAAAGATCATGCTAGAGAATTTTTACAACACGTTTTAAAAATTCGAGAAAAAGTAGATCATGGTATTAAATTTGAAACCACACCACAAGCTATAGTCGGATTAAAACCTGGTGATTATATACGATTTATTTCAGAAGCTACTCATACCAATAGATTTGAAAATGGTGTTATATCTTCTGATGGAATTGTACAAAGTGTTGGAAATAATAGTATAAATAACGTACAAATTTATCACTGGAAACCAGGAACGCAAGAGGTTAAAACAGCAACATTAAAAGTAAGTAATGGTAAGACTAATCAAAGTAACCTTTATGGGTCGGTATTTACCGTAAAACAAACCACTGAATCTAATAGATTATATAAAATTGAATCTCTTGCATATACAGATGAAGGATTAATAGATGTTGGTGCAAGCCATGCTCCTCTACTGGATGATGGCACACTTGCTACAATAAATTATAATGATGAGGATGATTTTCAAGGTGTCTAATGTCTAACTTTGTTGATTTTCCTGATATTGAACCTTCATCAAGGACTTATACTCCTGGGAATTATCCCCAAACAGAATTTATTGCACAAAATGGTGCAAAAACTGTATTGAGATACGGTAATAAAAAAGTAGATGCAAAATTAAGTTTAGGATTTACAAATATTTCAGATGCTGAAGCTAATCAAATTTTAAATTTTTACGAGACTATCAATAGTGTTTATGATTATATAAATTTTTCAACTCAAAATAAAAATGCTTTAGCTGGTATAACTTCATCAGGTTTAAGAAGAAAAGTATCACAACAAAATAATAATGGATATAAACTTAGATATAGATTTGATGGTCCTCCTACACTTACGAGTGTAAAACCTGGCATTTCAAATGTGCAATGTAAATTTGTCGCTTGCCTCGATGGGGATTAGAATGTATTTAAAATGTATCTAAAATCTATCACGGACAATGGCTAACTTTTACTCAGGATCAAAAGGCAGACTGTATGTAGGAGATGCAAGCGAAGCTATAACTACCTCAGAAGATGAAGTTGTTAAAGTTAGATCATGGTCATTTACTCTTAATACAGCCGTTTTAGAAACAGTATCTTTAGGGGATCACGATAGAACTATAATCCCAGGAATTTCAAGTGGTTCTGGTTCTGCCAGTATTTATTATTATGCCGAAACAACTACTGGAGAAAATAATAGTGGAGTTTTATCAAGTAAAATTATATCAACAATAATGCCTTCATCCAGCGAAAAACAAAAAGTTAGATTTAGGTTACAGTCTGACAATAATCATCGTATTGATTTCGATGCTATTATTACGAGTTTAAGTATGACAAATTCTGTAGGAGAAGTACTTTCGGCTGATGTTAGTTTTGATATAGACGGAAATGCCCATAATAATAAATTCTAAATGTCCATATACTTTGGATCGACAGGTTTTATTGAATTAAAACGTGATGCTTTAAACTCTGACATATCAACGTCTTTAGATCCTGCTGATGTAAATACAACTAAAAAAAGATTTTCTGTTGATAAAGCAGATGGCTCATTAATTACAGGAGATCAAATTGAAATAGAAACTACAGATGGCAGTAATTTAGAATTATTATCTGGTCATAGTTTTCCTGATCTTCGTAAATATATCCATATTGATGATATGGGTGGAATTAAGTTATATAACACCTTTGCTTCTGCATTGGCTGGTGAAGTTACAGATGCACTTACATTAACTGCACCATCTTCTACAAAAAATATATTAATTCGTACTAGAAATACAAGATTTAGACCACTTGCAAAAATTACTGAATTTGAAATTACAACAACTAGAGATACTGTTGATATTACAAATTTAGGAGAGGAGTTTAGAAAGCAGTATGAAAATGGTCTTATATCAGGACAGGGAACAATACAAACGATATGGCAACATAGAAACTTTCAAAATGATACCCCTGGATTTGCCAGCCCAGAGTTTCCTGTTTATTTAAGTCAATTACTGGTGCGTATGCAACAAGGAGCAGACTTTGAGGGAAGATTTTATATTTATCACGATCCAAGTCAATCTACAAACAGTGTCTGGTATCAATCAATGTGTGTTGTAACTAACGTGGCAATAAATGTACCTGCTAGTGGATTAGTAGAAGCAAGAATAGAATTTATTACCAATGGTCTTATAAAACTTCATAATGGAGTTCCACCATCATTCTTATTATTAGAAAGTAGTGATAGGATATTGCAAGAGGATGGCAATGGTATTTTACTTGAAGATCCTTAAATTTAGATTTATGATGTACTTAAAGGTTTATTGACATGGCTGATCTACAGATTACACAATTACCAGAATTAAGTTCAGCCCAACTTCAAGCTACAGATCCTATTGCACTTGCAGATGTCAGTGCATCAGAAACAAAGAAAATAACTGCAAAAAACTTTGTGCAAGGTGCTTTTGGATTAGTAGATGCAGCATCAATACCAGCTACAAAATTACAATATCCATTAACAGCAGGTCAAATTGTTACTGCAACTTTAGCTGATGATGCAGTTACTGCTGTAAAAATTACTGATGCAACAATTACTGGAGCGAAAATAGCTACTGATACCATTACAGCTACGCAGATAGCAGCTAACGCTATTACTTCCAGTGAACTTGCAAATGATTCTGTAGACACAGCATCAATAATTAACTTAAATGTAACAACAGATAAATTAGCAGCTACAGCAGTAACAACTGCAAAAATTGCAGATAGTGCTGTTACTTTTGTAAAAACTAATTTTAGTGATGGTGATATTCCAGGAGCAAAACTTACATCTGCTTCTGTCACATCAACTCAACTTGCTAATAATTCGGTAACTGCAAATGAATTAGCAGACAATGCGGTGGATACTGCTGCTATAGCTGATGATGCTGTAACAAGTGCAAAAATTGCTGACGATACAATTACTGCTGCTAATATTGCTACCAATGCTGTTGGATCTGCGGAACTTGCCGATAATGCTGTAGATAGTGCAGCTATTGCAACAAACGCAGTTACAACTGCAAAAATTACAAACTTAAATATAACTACAGATAAGTTAGCTGCCAATGCTGTTACTGCTGCCAAGATAGCCAATGATACAATTACCGCTACACAAATTGCTGCAAATGCCATTACAGCCAGTGAATTAGCTGATAATGCTGTTGATACGGCTGCTATTGCGGCTTCGGCTGTTACTGATGTTAAAATCTTAGGTGTCTCAGGCACAAAAATAACAGATGGAACGATAACAGCAGCTAAATTAAATACCGCAAATATAGACAGATCATTAAATGTAGCATCAGGTAATTTAGGAATAAATAATGCGGTAGCAGGTGGTGCATCTGCAAGAAATGGTATTACTTACAATGCAGAGGGGTTAATAACATCTACAACAGCATTAGTTGCAAGTGACATCCCAGAAGCTACAACAACAGCAGTTGGAGGTGTAAGCGTACCAACAGCAGGTGGGTTAGCTGTTACACTAGCGGGTGCAATTTCCATTGCTAATACTATTACCGCAGCAACAGTATCTGGAATTACTTTTGATGAACAGGGTTTAATTACTGCTGCGACTGCTTTGGTAGCAGGTGATTTGCCAGAGGCTACTGCTTCAGCTATAGGTGCGATTTCAGTACCTGTTTCTTCTGCTCCGTTAACTGTTTCAAATACAGGTATTTTATCTATAGCAGATAGTGGAGTAACAGCAGGTGAATATACAAAAGTTACTGTTACAGATCAAGGTTTTGTTACAGATGGAGCATCTCTTGTTGAAGCTGATATTCCTGATCTTGCTGCTACAAAAATTACAACAGGACAATTTGGAACATCATTTTTAGCTAATGACTCCATAACAATGGACAAAATAGCAAATAACGCCATTACCTTTATACAAGAAGCATCACCTGATATTTCAAATTTACCAACAGGTGTTCAATGGCTACAAGAATCTACAGGACAATTAAGAATATTTAACGGTAACAGCTTTTTCTCTGTTGGTTTTGGTCGATTAGCAGAAGAAAACCTTAGATTCTGCGGAACATTTAACGCTTCTAATGGTTTAATTGTTACCTTAACAGCATTTGGAACATCAGCAGGTTTTACTGTAAGTAATGCAATACCAGCAGGTACATCAACATTAACTGGTGCTTACTTTGTCTGTGTAACCCCTGGAAACGGTACAGCAGTTGTACCAAGCACAAGTTTTGATGCAGGTGATTGGTGCTTATGCGTAGGGCCTGATAACTGGGATAGAATTGATACTTTATCTGGACCTGGAAGTGTTTCTAGTCTTAACGATTTATCAGATGTTACATTGTCAAGTCCTACTACTGGTCAATTATTAATACTTCAAGCAAGTGGTCAGTTTGCGAATGTTTCAGTAATCAGTGGAGGAACTTACTAATTTCATGTATCCTTTAATTAAGTTAAGGTAAATTATGTCGATTCAAATTAAATTAAAGAATAGTGTCGTACAGGATAGTACACCAAGCACATCAGATTTACCTGCGGTTGGCGAAATAGCACTTAATGCAAATATAAATAGTATCGGTGGCTTCATGCGAGCCAGTAATAATACTATCGTAAAAATATTTGGTCCAGGATCTGTTAGTACACCTACTGCTACAACTACAGTTTCAGGTATTGCTGAATTAGCAACCAATGCTGAGACAACAACTGGTACAGCTACCAATAGAGTCGTAACACCTGCTGGATTAAAGGCAGTAACTGATGCAGAAAGAGCAACAAGTAACAGTGCATATATGACATCTGCTGGAGGAACTTTAACTGGTGCATTGACAATGCCTAATGGTAGTAATTCTGCTGCTGCAATAAATTTTGGAGATAGCGATAGCGGAATATTTGGTGGAACTAATACTGTCAGTTTGACTGCTGGAGGAACAACAAGATTAACTGCTGATACAGGAGTAAGTGTTGTTGGTACGTTGGCTGTAACAGGAGCTATAACATCTACAAGTGATTTAACTATTGCGGAAAAAATAATTCATTCTGGCGATACAGATACTTTCTTTTCATTTCCTGGTGATGATATTGCTGCCATAGATACTGGTGGTAGCGAAAGATTAAGAGTTGACGGTTCAGGTCGTGTGCTGTATGGAAAAACCTCTAACAGGCAAACTCGTTTAGGAGCTAATAGTTTTAGTCCAAACATACAAATTGAAGATCAAGATATTGGGGCGATGTCAGCAACTAGATTTAAAGACAATGATGCACCTTTTAGATTTATACTTCAAAAAGGTAGAGGAACTATAGCTTCACCTGCTGCTGTTTTAGATAATGATAAAATTGGACAAATTTTATTTAATGCACATGATGGCAGTAATTTTTGTAATCTGGCAAGTATAGTTTCAGAGGTTGATGGCACACCAGGCACAAACGATATGCCAGGAAATCTCATATTCAACACAACAGCCGATGGTGCAAATGCAGTTACCGAAAGATTAAGAATCAACTCTTCTGGAAACGTAGGTATAGGTACAGCAACTCCAAATACTAAGTTAGATGTTAGAGATACAGGCGGTGAAGCGATAGTACAAGTTACAGGTTTTGAAAGCTCTGATGCTGCTGTGCAATTAGTTGCAGATGAAGGTGATGATAATGGCGATAGATGGAAATTGGTATCAGTAGCAAGTGATAATACTTTTAGATTACAGAATAATATAAGTGGAAGTAATGTTAACAAATGGACTATTTCTACAAGTGGCGATGTAAACCAAACAGGACATTTAGATTTAGCAGATGATAAAGCATTAAGGATAGGAAATTCAGATGATTTCCAATTTTTTCACAGAAGTTCAGACAGTCTTTCAATAATTAGCGAGTCAGGAGGAGGATATTTAAGCCTTCAAAGTAATGGTAGTAAAGTCGAAATATATGACAGTGCTAATAATACGTCAATAGCAGAGTTTTTTACAGGTGGCGGTGTTTATTTAAGATATGGAGCAAGTAATAGATTTTTTACAAGCAGTACAGGAGCGCAAGTAACAGGAAATTTATTAGTTTTAGATTCTGGTTCTAGTGGTATTATTTCTAAATCTACGTCTACACAAGCAACTGATACTAATAAAGGATTAAAAGTAAGAAATAATAGTGACACTGATACTTTTAGTGTTAGTTATAAAGGTCAGGGTTATTTTGCTGGAAGGTTAGGTATTGGTACAACAAGTCCAGATTCACCTCTTCACGTACATAAAGCTAGTGCTGGTACTGTATCTGCTGATGGAAATGCTGTATTAGCATTAGAAAATAATAATCACTGTGTATTGAATATGTTGACCCCTGCTGATAAGAGTGCGTATATCATGTTTGGTGATCCAGCTGACATCAACGCAGGGCAAATTAGATATGACAATAATACAAATGCACTCCTTGTAGATGTTAATAGTAGTGAACGTCTTCGTATTAATTCTTCTGGAAGAATAGGCGTAGGTGTAACAAGCCCAGATTCTGTATTGCATTTAAAGAACTCTTCACCAGTAATAACCCTAGAGGACACTAATACAAATGCAAAATTTAGAATTAATGCTGATTCAGGTGTTGGTAATGCAGCCCTTGACGTTGACAGATTTTCAGCTACATCTACTCCTTCTTTTATTGTCAATATAAAAGGCAGTGAGAAAATGCGACTAACATCTGCTGGACATTTAGGTATAGGTTTAACAAGTCCAGACACACCTTTAAGCGTTGATGGAGGAATTAGAAGTACGGGAAGTGCACCGAACATAAGTATGTTAGATACAAATGCTTCTGCAAATAACAAACAATGGGATTTTAAACTAACAGGAAGTGATGGTACGTTTACAATTCAAGCTTTAAATGACAGTGGTGGTGGTGGTGGTAATCTATTTGAAATGACAAGAAGTAGTAATAGTATTCAAACATTTAGTGGAAAAAAAGCTGGTGTAATTTGGTTTACTGTCAATAATAACGATAGAAAAACAACAACATACGATTTAGATGTTGATAATGACCTAGTTATGAGTGGAGAGATATTTTTACCAAATGGCTCTGATGACAATCCGTCTATAAGATTTAGAAACACTACTAATATGGGATTTTATAGACACGCATCTAACCAAATTGGTGTTACTATAGGTGGTGCAGGTAGGATTCGATTTACAAACAATCAGCTTGGTCCTCTAATAAATGATTCAATAGATTTAGGTAATGGTAGTTTTAGATACGATGATATATTTCTTACAAGTAATCCAAATGTAAATTCAGATAGAAATTTAAAAAACACCATAGCAACAAGTGATTTAGGTTTGGATTTTATAAATAAATTAAATCCAGTATCTTATAAATATAACGGCAAAACAAGAACTCACTATGGATTAATTGCACAAGAAATAGAGACAGTTCTTAATACTATAAATAAACCAACAACAGATTTTGCTGGATTCTGTAAAGATGAAGTTGATGAAGATGGTAATGCAATTACCCCAACATACGGTTTAAGATATTCAGAATTTATTTCTCCAATAATAAAAGCAATTCAAGAATTAAGCACTAAAGTTGCTGCATTAGAGTCAGCATAAACCGTATTGCCGATATACGTTCCAGTAGCTACACTTTAAAATAATTACAAAAATTTTATGTCAAAACTATCTGACAGATGCGAAGAGCGTAAAAACGAAGCACAAGCTCTTGCTGATAAATTCAATGCTGAAAAGGCAGAAATAGATAAATTAAGAACTGAAGCAAATCAAAAAGAAAAAGAAAATGCTATTGTTTATGAACAATTTATGGTTAAAAATGCTCAATATGCAGAATTACTTGGATTAGTAAAAGAAGAAGAAGGTGTTGAAACTCCAAGCGAAGTCGTAGAATAAGGTTAAACTATTAGTAAAAGTATTTTTTATCATGGCAACTACTACTTGGGCATTAGCTAATGTTGATTATGATGTAGACGATGGCTTTTGTCATACTGCACACTGGACAGCAACTAGAGTAGACGGAGATTATAGTTCTTATCGTTATGGTTCTGTTCTTTTAACAAAACCAAGCTCTCTTACAACAAGAACAGATTTAAAGACAGCAGATATTATTGCTGATGTAAAAGCAGTCCTTGGAACGGATGAAGTTGCAAGTATTGAAAATAATCTTGTTCTTGATATAAGTGAACAAAAAACACCAACACAAGGAAGTTTCGTACCAGCTAGTTAATGAAAAAATTATTTTCAACATTTCTTTTAATTGGGTTATTATTCCCAACAATTATTGAAGCTGGTGTTTCACCAGAAGGTGTAAATAGACCAAAAAAATCAAGATGCAAAAGTAGTGGCGGTGTAATTGGGTGCCGTATACTTAAAAAACCTAAAAAATGCAGCAAAAAAAGACCTTGTATTCCTAGAGGCTATTACAGAAAAGATCCAATAAAATATATTCCTATGAAGTAGTTTTTGTATTAAGTTGACGGGTCATAATCCCTAACGTGACATAGAAAGGGGTAATTCCTATAATGGTAAGTAATACAAATAGTCTTAAAATGCTTAACAAGATTTCTTCAATATTATCCATTTTATCATTCTTAATAAGCTTAACAACTATAGGTGCTGGCTGGACAGCTTACAAATGGGTAACAAGTCCACAGTTTGAAGCGATGATGATGGAAAAGGTTATGGAAGGTGTAGGTAAGATATTGCCTAATCAGATAGATAAAAAAATGCCAAAAGTAACAGGCCCAATGATTGAAATGAGTAATGATTCAAAACAATTCTGGGATTACATTGAAAAAAGAAACAGAGAACACATCGAATGGGAAACAAAAGGTAAGTGGGAACAATAAGTGATATTTGGTTTTTTTAAGAAACTAATTAAATATTACATAGACAAATTAGTTGATTGGATGCGTATGGTTAAATTTGATTTAGAATTGGAAACTCAAATAAAAAAATATCATGAAGATTGGCTAAAAGAAAATGCAAAAGAAAAACCTAAAGTAATAGAAAAAGGTACGTTTGGAGAAGATGGTTGGTCTATTTCTATTGGAGATATAGATGACGAAGATACCAAAAATTGAAATAAAAGAAGTTTATGTTCCAAAAATACGATTATGGGAGGTACAACCACCAATATTAGATGTCATTTATAAACCAGTTGTAGATATTCCAGGATGTGTTGATGCTCATAGAAATAATTTAACAGGACTGATAAACGAAGATGAATTAGGCACATATCAAGCCTGTGGTACGTTTAATATTCCTAGCTTTGAACCGCTTGAATATAACCCTGCAAATTTTATATATACCGCACCTGCAAAGCAACAGGAACAAAAACAAGAACAACCTTCGCAACAACAGCCACAGATAACACAAAAGAAAAAAGATGAAGAAATAAAAATAGATCCATGCCCTCCGAAAAATCCACAATTTAGACCAGGCGATTACAGAAATGATAAAAAA